TTTTCACCGATATTTACGGCCGATAAATCAGCGAGTTTGAGCGCAGCGTCGATTCGGTCAGCCGGAATGTTTACGCCTGGTGCCGCCTTAATAAATGCGTTTACGATTTTCTCGCGTTGTGCTTGCGTTTTTAGTTCTTCGAGTTGCTTTGCATATTCGTTGCGCTCGGCTTCGAATTTTTTCGCAATTTCCTCCGCGCGTTCTTGCGCCGATAGTTCAGCAAGTCGTTTTTCTTCGAGCGCTTTTTCGTACTCGGATGCTTTCGTTTTGAGGTCGTCATAGTCGGCAAACTTTTCAACTTTCTTGCGTTCGCGCGCAATCCGATCCGCTACGATTTTATCCAATTCATCCTGGGTGAACGTTTTTACTTCCGGCTTATTTTCCGGTACCTCTACCGTTTCTTGCTCGTTCACTACTACTTCGTTATTTACTTCACTCATTGCGTTACCTCCGCTTTAGAGCCGTCGCTCATTAATTTAAAACAGCCGTTTCAGTTTTACGTCATAAACGTTCGGACATAGAAAAAGCCACTTAGACTCTATCAGGACGTCTAACTGGCGATATTACATGTTTGCAATTTGGATGAAATATTTCTCGGTTAGGCAACGAACCATAATACGGATAATCACCGGGAGCATCTGGCGTCAGTTTCACGATTTTACCTTCCCAATTTCGGCAGGCATCTTTCGCGCCATGACTACTGATTTTACCGTAGTAAGCTTCGCGTCCTAAAGCGTCATTAATCGCTGATTCACGCTGTGCCTGCGCTAGTTTGGTCCGCGTAACCATCTCGGAATAAACTTCCGGCTTCCAACGGCGCCCCGCAGCGTCAATAATTCCGGTGTTAATCGAATCGCCCAACCGTTGCCTTAAATCCCGCAGTATATCGCGCTTAATCGAATCCGTCGTGTTAATGCCCTGCGTTAAATTGGCCCGCATTGCTTCCGCCGTCACTTGGCGAATAGTCGTCCGCACTTTTCGGTCAATGTTTTGCGATACTTGCAGAAGGTCGGCTTGAGTGTCAACAACCGCCGTTTTGATGAAGTCACGGTTCAACCGGTTAAACACGACAATCTTTCGTGCTTCCTCTGCCGTCTCCGCCACGCCTAGCGCTATAATCGAATGTATAATGCCATCCTCCGTTGCTTTCGGTATCATCGTAGAAACCCAGGCGCTCGTTTTAGCGTCTAGTTCTTTTAACACGTCGGCAATCTCCTTTTGCACTATGAGCAGGTTTGCCCGCTCGAAATTCGTTAAGTCGATGTGATTCAATTCGTTGCTAATCTTTTGTAGCGCATCTTTGTAATAACTTAGTAGAATCGAAATATCGTAGTCATACGTCGGTGTTGGCGCCATGATTATTCACCGCCAGCATTAAAAATCGACGAATCAACGAAACCATTTGCACTCTTTTCGTCCTCTTCAATCCGCGAAATAATCTCGGTCGCTTTTTCGTCATCCACTCCGTCTTGACGCTTAATAGCACTCTGAACGTCAATGGTCGGCTTGCCTCCGGTACGAATCTGCATGATCTCCGCTTCTTCTTTCGCGTTCTTAGGAATGCCGTCTTGCCAATTAATTGTCGGATAGACCGCTTCGAAATCCGCCTCGCCGTGCGCAATATCGAGTAGTTGACACGTCCAGAGGGCGTCTCTAATCGCTTTGTCATAATGCGTGCGTATTCGTTTCACTTTCGATAGTATCGGCATAAAGCGTGCTTTAATCGACGCTGAGTCGGTATGTGACGTCCCGGTTCCGCCAGAGTTCTCGCCCAGCACCGTTCCGAATAGCCACTGAGGAGTTTCGGACATTTGGAAAACTAGCGAAATTAGCACTTCAAGTTCTTTAAATGCAGCCGTTAACTGACCGCTGAAGTCCATATAGCCTGGCGTTACATCGTCTTTTGTTACCGGAATATAAGCGCCACCTAAGCGCACTTGACCGTCACCTGCTCCGTCTAAGTCCGGACCATAAGCCGTCGGATCGGAATTCTTCCAAAGCACGTAATCAATCTGAACGAGCCTATCATTAATCGCCGCCAATAACGACTCTAGCTTTTCGAGGCCACCAACGCCTTCCCAATCATCATCAACGCTCTTATACGGAATGTGATGAACAAGTAAGTGAGGAACGCCCGTCTCAACGGAATCTTCTTCGCGGCCTGTCGCTACTCTTTCGCCAATTGTGTAGACGTGTAACGGATAGCCCCAACGTGTATCGATTCCGCCTTCAAATTCAAACAAGCGATAGCGTTCGTAAATGATATATCCCGGAATGTGGCGCTCTACGTTTAGGAACGGCTTTTCTGTCTTGCCGTCGATTACATATTCTACTGTCGCAATGTTAACCGCCTTAAACGACTTCACATTTCCGCGCGATATTTCCGGAAATACGAACTCGGCATTTACGTGCTCGATAATCGGCTCCATTACGACGCCATCCGGAATCTGGCCGCCCCTTTGTACTACTTCCGAAAAGTCTTGACGATAGCCATACCGCGTCTTAATCCAAGCGTCGCCACGATAGCCGTTACCAATCGCGCTTTCGTGTACCAATTTAACAAGATCGTTTTCTTCGACATATCGATTAACCGCCTTTTGTTCTTCGCTACTGTCGGGCAGTCCTGATTCGAAACTCGGGGGTTCGCCGACTAGCAAATCGGATGGTTTGGTAACTAAGATATCCGCAATATTTACCGCAATATATAGCTGCGCCAGTTGGCTCTCGTGAGGCGTGTCTTTTAATAGCTTCGACGCGCGCTCGTAGACCTCGAACTGCTTGCCTTGAAATAGCTTTTTCAACCGCTTATACTTCGAGATACGTTCTCGGTCAGCCACCGGCGGAAACTGTTCGCCAGGCTGGAATGCATTGAACGTATAGACCGACGTATACTCGTTTACTTTGTCGAGCTGCGCTTTGTCTTTCCAAAATAAGCCCAAGTTGCGCCCCTCCTTCCGTTATTCGTCTTTTAATAAATCGTCGAGTTCTTCAAGCTCTTTCGCTAAGTCGTCATTGCTCCGTGAACCGCTTGCATCCTCGTTCACTACGACTTGCTTTTCAGTAAGTAGTCCGAATCTACGCATGAAGAGATCAATCGCTTTTACTGAAGGCTGTTCTCCTGCGATTAGTTTTAGTAATTGTCCGTACACCATCGAGCGTTTGTCGCTAAGGAAATCGTCAGAGATTTCGTTTTTGTATGCAATAAAGTTGCGATTCTGAGTCCTCCAGGACCATATCGTCTTATATGAAACGCCTATTTCCTCCGCAATCTGCTCGTATGTTAATTTCGATGGGTCTTTATTCGATTTCAAATCATTATCGACAAGAATGAGTGCCGCCTTCTTTTGTTGCTCTGTAAGTTTCGCTTCGAGTTCTTTCAATCGTTTTGACATTTTCGCGTCCTCCTTTTCGTAAGTCTATAAGTAATTTGGTTTCCTAGTTATCGCCGATTTCGGCCTTTTAACCGCTTCTATCGCCATATTCGTTGCGTCCGGCCCATCATCGTGCCAGCGTGACCCATATCGCTCAAAGTGTTCGAGTAGTATTGCGTGATCGCGATTAAAAATGATATTTCCGCTTTCAATATCGGGCAACATCGCCTCAATCCGAAGCTCTTTACGTTGGCGTTGGTGAATCTTCTTAACTCGGTTGTGTGCCGGATACCCTACGAACTGCAACGCCTCTTTTAGCTTATCTACGAAGAATTCTTGCGCCATTTGCGCCTCAGCGCCGATTATGTCCGGCTGATAATGCTTAACTTTTTGCGTAATCAGTTCGAGAAATTTATCCGGATGAATACGTTCGATAACCGCATCGACAACGTAAACTTTTTTCGTAATTTTATGCTTAGCGACCGTTACTAGCGCAGAATAGTCGCCCTTTTGCTTACCCATCGCAAAGTCGATACCCATTCCGACGTAGTAGTCCTTATGTGGGAATGTCCGCACGCTGTCGTAGTAGTAAAAACGATCCGGATGGAATATTTGCGACTCCTCATCGAGAGGATTGTTCATAAATTCCGTATTGAACGCCTTCGAACCGTAGTTCACCTTTTCGAGAAACAAGTTCTGCAACGGGAATCGGTCGGGCCATAGCACTTTTGCACCTTCGTCCATTGCTTCGCGATGTTCAGCGTAAAAGTTAAGCGCCGCTCTTGCGTTAGGTGTCGCCGTCTCTTCTTCCGCGTCCTCCATTTCGGCAAGTTCCGCTTCGGTCGGCTGATATTCTTTATAGATGCGTTCGAATTCCGCCCATAGGTCCATTCGTTTAGGCCATTCGATAATTGCAGGAAATGTATTCTTAATAAAGTCGCGACGTTCCGTAAGTACGTAGTTAAGAAGTGAATCTACGTGCACTAACGTACCCATAAAGATAACCGCAGTCTGAGTCGGATCATATGCGGGCATTAAATCCTGGTTCAGCCAGTCCTTCGCCTTCTGACGTAATTCCGGCGTATTATTCGAGTCCCGCGACTCCAAGTCATCGAGTAGTATAAGGTCAGGACGTTGGCTACCGTTACGGAAACCACGAATTTGCGTTCCGAGCGACGTCGCTTCCATCTTAATATTAGTCGTCGTTAAGAATGCCTCTTCGCT